AGTAGTGTGCTCCACCTAAAACTTAGATTAACAAGAATGAATTCGGAAAATGTATACCGTAATATTTCTGTCCCCAACCACCCACCCAAGAAGCTGTTTGTTGTGAGTCCTAAGACTCTTTTAGCCAAATTAAATAAGTATTAATTTTTCCAGATTAGATCAAATTCTGATTACATGCTGATGCCAAACTTAGCCAAGAATTCTCTGGCTGCTGCGCTAACATTTGTTTTCTTCCAGCCCAAGCCAGAGACTACTGTAAGAGCAGCCTGCACTTCATTAACCTTACTAACTGTCCAAGTTGATGCCTCTAGGCCCATGTATCTCTGACGCATTGTTTTTTCTAGGTATTTGGGCTCCATCTCTTTCCGCTGGACTTTGTAGATCCCAATTGCCAACGGGTAGAATTTGAATGTTCCTAAGAACATTTCTGATCCAGGGAAGAAGGAAAGGTAAACCTCCTCACCATCTGACCAGGTTATACCATTTTTTTCTGCAAGGGGGTTTATTATTTTTGATTTTATGATGACTTTTTCTGGGTCACTCACTTTTAGTATTTTCTCAAGTAGGTACCTGGCAAGGTATCCACTGAGTCTGTGGAGGGTAAGACCATCGTCTGGAACTGGACTGTTCCTGTTGCCAGGAAAATTTGTATTAAATACAGTAATCTTCCAGCCCCCAAGGTTAAGCGTAACCTCCCATTCACTTCTTTTTGTGAGACTAGTTTTAATCTCGCGTCCTTTAATGTAGAAGATTCGAATGTGGTCATAACTAAGCCCAGTGGTGTGGATACGCTTAAAGTTAACGTATGCAATCTCTGGGTCAAAAGTACTGCTGGTGTTAGCAGCGACATCATTAAATTCTAACTCGATCATTAGAAAACCAAGCTATATCTTGTGATCCTCAAATTTGCCAAAGTTTGAAAGTTATTAGTGTGGAGTACACTACT